ATGCCGCATCGGTAACAGCAGAGAGCCTTGCCGAAGCTGCATCACTTGGCACTATAACGCTTAAACAAATTGCAGTCGGTGCATTAACAGGTGAAATCACGCTCGCAACAGCTGCACAATATGCGTGGAATATGGCAATGTCACTTAATCCTGCCGTGCTTATCTTGACAGGTATTACAGCTTTGACAGCAGGCATTATTGCGTTTTCTGCCGCTAACGGTGATGCAACACAGTCAACGGACGATCTTGCAAGTGCGGAGGCTAATTTACAGTCGGCAAATGACGACCTTGGTTCGTCATATGAGGATATAGGTTCAAAGTTTGGCGATTTTATGAGTAAGATTGAAGGTTCAGGCAGTATCTTTGATAACTTCAATGAAAACATCATTATTTCCGATGATGAAAAACAAAAATTGTCAGAAAATATGGATAATGTTCAGTCTGAAATTACAGAGATTTGCAAAACTGCCGCAGAAAACCGAAAAGAATTAACCGGCGGTGAAATTCAAAGGCTTGAAGACCTTTTCGCCAAAATGCATGAACTTGCAGATCAGGAACTTGCTATTGAAGAAGCAAAGCAAGGTGTTGTTACAACTCAGGCTAAGGCTCTCAACGAGGCATCTGATTTGTCACTTGAAGAATATACTCAAAGAGCACAAAAACTTACCAACTCTGCCGAAGAAACTCGTACAGCGGTAATTGATAAAGCATACGAGCAATATACCGAAGAAGTAGCTTTGCTTGATTTGAGGTTAAAAACGGATAGTGATTACTCGCAAAAAGAACATGATGCTGATGTTAAAGCCGCAGAAGCGAGCTATCAGCAAGCCGTTAGTGCAGCTAATAAAGAGGCTGGCGATACTCTTAAAATAATCAAAGACGGTTATTATAATCGTACAGAAGCGTTGAAGAGTGCAACTAAAGATTTAAAAGGATTAAATCAAGATGAAAGCGATGCCGAGCAAACACATAAACAAAAGCTTGTTGATATAGCAAGTAATTATAATACCGAGCTTTACAAAATAAGCAACAAAAATTTAACTGATACTCAAAAATCTCTTATGGCAGGTACTGCACTTAGAAACAAAGAAAAAGCCGAAGAAGAAGAAAATGCAAGGTACAGCAAAGAACTCGGTGAAATAAGAAACAAACAAGGTAAGGCTTTATCTGATGAAAAATACCAAGATCAGTTGGTTGCGTTTCTATCTTTAATGGGTTTGTATGAGCAATATACCGGAGAAACAGATACAAAAGCTAAAGGAATAAATGCTGCATTTTTAGGAGCGTTTGATAACCTTGATGAAGATACTAAACAAAGCTTTATAGATGCTATGGACGGAGCTGAAACAGGTTTATCTGAAAAGCAGGATTCTTTGTATTCTAAGGCCTCAGAAATTTCGGGCGGTGTCATTAACATCTTTAGAAAAATGTTTGATGAACACTCCCCGTCAAAAGTGTTTAAAAAGATTTTCGGCTACACGCTCGAAGGTGGCGAAAACGGACTTGACACCGAAGCTCCCAAACTTTATAAGCAGGCGGACACGGTGGCATCCACATTTACCGAGCGTATGCAGGCAGGTGTATCAGCTGATGGCTTAGTCAGCAAAATGAGGTCAGCTGTGTCTGCAGGACAGTCAATGCTTAGATCCAAATTTACCGCTGATGTCAACCACAATGTCGAGCTGATGAGCGATGATAACGAGCGTAAGTACAGACTTAAAGGTGACATACACACTTCAATTAATATTGACGGCAGAGAAACAGCGGTTGCCCTTACTCCGTATGTTTCCGAAGAACTTGCATGGGAGGACAGATAATGCTTAATGAAATGACAATTAACGGCGTTGATGTTTCTGCATACAATGCTCGTTTACAAAGTTATTCTATTAGCGGTACAACCGTTACAAATAACCTTTCTGCCGCTCGCAGTATTTTGACTGCCCCAACCTTGTTTTCGGCTGTCCCCGGCACAAGAACTTTGTCTTTGACCTTGACTTTTTACCCTCACTATCTTGGGGATAATGCAAAAGGTTTGACGGTATCAGACCGCCTTGCGATAGCTACTGAAAACATAACCGCATTTGAGGGCTTGCTTGTTGGCAAAGTGGTTGAAATTTCTCTCCCTGACGGATTTATTTATACGGCAATTGTCAACAGCATTGCTGCCGCAACTTTTGATAGCAGTGGTGAGCATGATGTTACATATACATTTAATGCTGTAAGACATAAAGCTGTAATAACTCAAAGCGTAAAACCAAACGGATACATTATCTGCGAATCTAATACACCTACCTTGCCTGTTATTACCGCCAAATACAACAGCATAGCAAACACTCAAAACAAAGTTAAATTGGCAGATGTAACAATTAAATCTGTCACATCAGGTATGACGGTTGTAATTGACAGCGTAGCAGGGCTTATAACGGCGGACGGTAAAAATAAGTTTAATGATTCTGACTTGATTGACTTCCCCGTGTTGAACCCGGGAAAAAATATTGTTTCTTCAACGGAGTCAGATGTTGAAATTTCTGTGTCCTATACACCGATTTACATTTAGTTTAGGAGGTGTTTAAGATGTTTTTAAAGGTATTTTACGGCGATGACATAAAGGTTTATCGTGACATTGACAGCACCTTTTTCCGCACTCGTTCAGAGGACGGTTTGATGTCATTACAGTTTGATATATCGCCTGACCATGAGTTGTACAGATACTTTGCCTTGTACGGCTCAGTTGAGTATGACGGACAGCGTTATCTTATCAACGGCATTAACGAGCGTAAAACAGTAAGCACGATAACCTGTGAGCTTGACCTCACGGGACTTAATTATAATGTTTACCCTACTTACAACAAAAGCACCGTTAGCTTTGCAAGCGTATGTTCGGAGATTTTAAAAGGCACAGGCTGGACTATAGTTGATGCCGACCTTGTGTCAGCTCGCCGAACGCTTGAGCTGACTGATGTTACAACGCTTGATATCCTTGACTACTGCCAAAACTCAACGGCATACAATACTCGCTATCGTTTTGACACAATTAACAAGGTTATTTACTGCATCAAGCCGTACAACAACACCGAGCCGACAGGCACTTACTTTACCGATGAGCTTAATTTGAGCGATATGACTTACAAAGGCAGTACCACAAGTTTGGTTACAAGACTTTATCCATACGGTAAAGATAATTTAAGTATAGCCAGCCTAAACAATGGCAAAAATTACATTGAAAATCATAGCTATACCGACAAGGTCATATCAGCTATATGGCGAGACGAACGCTATACAAACAAGCAAACTTTGCTTGACGATGCAAAAGCAAAACTTGCCGTGCTTGCTGTACCGGAGCAATCCTACACAGCTAAGGTTATTGACCTTGCAAAAACATTGCCCGACACATACGGTGATGTGCTTGCCTTTGATTTATACGATGTGGTTACTCTGATTGACCGTAAACGCAAGACAAGGATTAACTACCGTATAGTTGAGATTAAAGAGTATCCTGCCGATGCAACGCTTAACACGGTTACTTTATCGACTGTACCTGCCAAAGTAACGGGCAAGTTACAGACATTGCAAAACAAAGTAACGGCTCTTGATGCACAAACTTTGCACGACCATAACAAGGTAAATGAGATTAAGCAGGACTTAGACACAACCGTTCTCCATGTCTCTGATTCGTGGGCAAGTTCGCTCAATAGCTCAGTCATTACGCAAACCGCTGAGGGATTATTTTTTGAAGTTAACAAGGTTGTCGGTTCAGACCGTTGGAGCACTCTACTTCAACAGTCTGCAAGTGATGTGCGAATAGCGTGGAATAATATCTCTGAACGCATACAGTTTGAAAACGCACAACTAAATATATATAACTCTCAAAATACAAAGCTGATAAGTTTGTCATCAACAGGACATGATATTTTTGATAATAACGGCAAAAAGCTAATGTCGCTAAATTCAGCAGGTCAAGAATTTTACTACAAAGGCACTGAGGTGGGTAAAATCGGTACAAACTGTTATGCAAAAGACGATAGCAAAAGAGCTTTAACATTTGATTTGGAAAACAGCGGTGCTTTTATGAGCTGGAACTATCTTGTTAATAGCTCTGACAGTGCTTATACAATGATGTTTACCTACACTGCAAAAACGGTCGGAAGTTTGGCAGCTAATCAATTACACACAGGTTGTGATTTGAATTTACACAATAACAAATTACGCAATGCAGTACTTGTTGATTGGTCAGTCGAGGGCGGAGCAATCACTGATACCATTAGCGGTTATTATGCGAAATCGTACCACGATGATGGTAGAGCTGCAACATGGCGAGCCTTTAAAATGACATTTAAGGACGGTATTTTGACTGCCCTTACTTTATAAGGAGGCAAAATGGATTTTATAATCAATACAAAAGAAATATCTGAGAATGACAAATCAAGACCGGGTGAACAGTCAAAAGATATTCATTCGGTAGATATCAAGGAGGATAAAAATGCAGACGAAACTTAGTCCGTTATCGTTACAATCAGCACGGTCTGAACTTATTGCCGCTGTTAATGCTATTGTAAGTAAATACGGCTTCCCGGCAAGCCTTATTGACGGCATAATGTCATCAGTGCTTGTGGATATTAAATCACAGGTAATCGCAGAACTCACAGGCGAAGCTACAACAACGGAAAAGGAGCACGCCGATGAATGAATATGTTGCTAAAATTACGCTTGATTTAAATTGTCAGGCAACTCCCGTAGTAATCTCAGCAGGGCAATATGACCTTGGCAGAAAGATATTAATAACCCTTACTGCTGACGGCGAGGCTTATGATGCAACTGGTGCAACAGCTGTATGCAAAGGTAAAAGCGGCAGTAACTATTTTGCTGTAAATGCTACAGTAGCAAAAAATATTGTTACTGTAACTACAGATAAGGCTATGCTTTCATCCGCCGGCAGAACGGTTGCTAAAATTGTGCTTACAGACGGAACTCGTACCTACTCTACACAGCCGTTTGTAATTAACACCCACAGCGATTATGACGGTGACATCACTACCTCCGACTACTATCCCGAGTTGTTGGATATTCTGTCCCATGTTCTCGCTTTGACCGAGAGCGGAGCAATATTAACCGACACAGAGTTATCGGCGACAAGCGTTAATCCACTCCAAAACAAGGCATTGACACCGATTATAAGCAGAATTGACAGTAGATTGCAGAGTGCAGAGCAAAACCTGCGTAACAAAGCAGATGCAACCACAACCGACAATGCTCTTGCTCAAAAAGAGGTTCTTGCAAACAAGGTAAACAGTCGTTTGGGTGTTACTAATGATACCAACAACTATCCTTCAATCAAATACCTTGAGGAGTACTATTGGGATATCTCAAATAGTTACTCATCTGATGAGGTTAATAATCTGCTTAATGCAAAAGCGGATAGTTCAAACCTTGAATATGGTACAGCTACTCTTACTCCGTACTCTACTCTGATTGATAAAATAAAATCGGCAACTTGCCTTTATGAAAAAATTGGCGATATCGTTATTGTAAATGTCACCGTCATTATGAACGAAACATCTTTAGGCGGAACATCTTCAATATCTTTGCTCAATATGCCTTTCTCAAACAAATCGGATGTGATTGCATATGATATCGGAGTAAGCAAAAACGGTGGTATGTTTAGAGCCGGTGTAACCAAATCAGCTTGGTTACAGTTTATGCCACTCAACAAGCAGTCTTATAATTTCGTTGCTGATGAGCAGGTGAACTTTTCTTTAATTTACAAGGTATAAGGAGGCAATATGAATCAGCTTTTTGAAATTGCACTTGAGAATCTCTCTCAGGACAGTGTATCTGTACTAAAAAAGCCGTATGTAGAATTTATGGGACAGCGGTTTTATGGTACAAATATTCGTAATACATACGCAAACAGTCCGTCAGGCAGAACACTCATAAAAGAGTCTTTGTCTGACGAATACTACAACGCCGTTATGGCGGTGTGGGGCGAAATCCCTACTGTAGATGATCCGATGATAGAAGAAAGCGAGGAAACATAATGAAGAAAATCAACTGGAAGCAGAAACTTACAAGCAGGAAATTTTGGGCAGCGGTAATCGGTTTTGTTACAGCACTCCTTATGGGATTTGGAGTAACAGAAACCGAAACTGCACAGGTTACATCAATTATAATGTCCGCAGGTACGATGATAGCGTATATCATCGGCGAAGGCATGGTTGATGCCAATCGTAATGATTGTTAAGTGCCTATGATATGGATTATATGTATAGGTATTTTTCTTTCAGGTGTTATATTATTGACAACAGGAGGATAAAATGAGTAAAACAACAGTAGATAAAATTCTTAAAATTGCCCGTGCCGAAGTTGGCACAAAGGCAACAAATGTAAAACGCTGTAAATATAATACAGCGTTTTACGGAGCGGAAGTATCGGGCAGTTGCTATGACTGGTGTGCTGCCTTTATTTGGTGGTTGTTTAAGCAGGCAAATGCAGATGATATGCTCGGCGTTAAAACTGCCGGTTGTGGTGTTCTTGCACAGACTTTTTATAACAAAGGTAAAATCGTACGGAGCGGCTATAAAGCTGGCGATATTGTTCTTTTTCACTGGAGCAATGAGGCAAGCACAATTGTCCCCGGTGCGTATGCCGTTGACCATGTAGGCATTATTGAGAGTGTTAATTCGGATGGCTCTTACACAACTATTGAAGGTAACACAGGCGGTGGCAACGGTGCTGTGCTCCGTCAAAAAAGATGGTCAAGCTGTATCAGCTATGTATGCAGACCGGATTATGTTTCTGCAAATAACTCAAATCAGGGGGAAGAAGAAATGATTAAAATGGGATCAAAAAATCTTGCAACGCTTGCTTTTAAAAAGCAGCTGATTACATTATACAACATGAAAATTATCAAGACTAAAGTTGACAATTCGGCTGGTTTTGGCAATGGCACGCTTAAAGCCGTCAAAGAAGCACAGAAAGCAGCTAAAATTACAGTTGACGGCATTGTCGGAGAAAAGACAATCAATGCAATTTATCATCTCATAAATGATTGCAATTGGTCTAAAGACAAAAAAATTGCAAATGCAAAGAAAGCGTTAGGTTAATCTTACATATCCATAATAACGCCCCTAAAAAGTTATTATGGAGGTAAAAATGCGTAGCTTTATCGGCTGGATTGGTGGCAAAAGCCACCTTAAAAATCAGATTATTTCACTTATTCCCGGTGATTGCGAGCGATACATAGAGGTGTGTGGCGGTGCAGGCTGGGTCTTATTCGGTAAGGATAAAATCAAAGGTCAAATGGAGGTATTAAATGATATTGACGGCGACCTGATTAACCTTTATAAGCAAATAAAATACAACTGTTCAGCACTTCAAAAAGAGGTTGACTGGTTACAATCTCGTGAGTTGTTTTCGCAATATCGCTATGAGATTGAGAATCAGGTTGAGCTTACTGACCTGCAAAGAGCGGCGAGGTATCTTTATTTAATCAAATGCAGTTTCGGCAGTAATCGCTATTCGTTTGCAACTGCTCCTAAAACGATTGATAACATTGTTTCTGAACTTCCAAAATACAAGGAACGATTAAAAAGTGTAATCATCGAAAACAGGGACTTTGAAGACCTTATAAAAACATACGACCGAGAATCTGCCTTATTCTACATTGACCCGCCGTATGTAGCCTCTGAACGCTATTATAACCGCAATTACAGTAAGTTTAATAAGGACGACCACATCCGTTTAAATGCCGTTTTAAAGGGAATTAAAGGGCGTTTTATCCTATCCTATAACGATTGCGATTTCATTCGTGACTTGTATAAAGGTTACAATATAAAGTGCGTAAGTAGGCAAAATCTACTCCCTGCAACCCCCGATAATTGTGTGGAGTTCAAAGAAGTTATCATAACGAACTTTGTTATGAATTAACAAGTATGAGCAATAATTAACGCTTACTGATATAA